GCCGAAGTCGCTGCACAAGAAGCCGATATACGCGCAAAAATAGCCGAAACCGAAGCGACGATTGCGGTAACACAAGCAGATATTCGCAGCACGCAGGCAATGATTGCCAATGCAGCTACCATGCAGGCACGCGCGGCATTAGTTGCACGAATTGCCGTGTTAAATGGCGAGTTAGCGGCGAGTCAGGCAGTTTTAACTGAACAAGAAATGGCATTGAATGCCATACAAACGCGCAGAAATTTAACCATGCGCGAAATGGTAAGCACGACTACTTTATTAAGTGCAGGTCTTGCGGGTTTAGTTGGCTGGGAAGTTGGTAGTTGGGCGCGGGAACAATCGGTTTATGTTGAAAAACTGGGGATTGCAATTGCAGGTCTTGCTCATTTATTGATTAAAGGTTTTGATACAAGTCGGCAAAAAGGCGAGTTTTCGCAACTTGCCAAAGATTACATTGACCAATTCAATGCAGTTGGCAATGAGTCAATTGCATCGACCAAAGAGCAACAAGCCGCCGAAAAACAAGCTGCTGAACAAGCCAAGGTCAACGAAGAAGTTAAAGTTAAAGCCATTGCAGACGGCATTAAAAAATCTCAAGCCAAACTTGAATCTTTAAACGCCGCGCGTAAAGCCAGTTATGAGCAAGATTTACGCAACCTTGACCAATCTGAACAAGCCAAACTCACCGCGCTGAATAATGCTTTGCCTGAGCGGATAGGTGTAGAAGAAACATACCAAAGCACCAAGCAAATCATCGTCCAAAAAGGTGCGCTGACTGAACAGCAACGCCTTGAACAGCAAACCGCGCTGGAAATACAAACCAACAACCAACGTCTCAATCTGACGCGGACGTATAACGAGCAAAAATTAGCCGATGTCACGCGTATTTACGATGCTGAAATAGCGACGATGAAAAGTCGCAATCTGGCGACTGATCAACTGGAAAAAGAAAGCAACGATGCTAAAAAGGCGATTTTATTAGACCTTGAAAAAGGCTATGAAACGTCGATTAATAAACTGACGGCGATAGATCAGCAACATCGTAACAAAGCGATTAGCTATCTGAATGAGATTAATGGACAGGAACAAAACCGTCTTAATCAATTACGCGCTTTGGATGCTGTTGGCTTAACCGATGCACAAGCGACTGAACAGCGCAAACGCCAAATTTTAGAAGATACCGCACAGGTTAAAAAGCTGATTGCCGCTGGTGAATATGCCAAAGCAGTTGAGCTGTCGAAAAAACTGCAAGATTTAACCTTTCAACAAGCACAAGCGACTAAACAAGCGGCGGCTGAACAAAATAAAAAAGCCGCAGGCACAGGCAATGACTTTGCCGCTAAACAGGCACGCGATCAATATAACCAATCCGTTAATTTATCGACACAAGCTTTACAAGGCGCGGCAAATGCTGAAATTCAACAAGCTGATATTGCCAAGAAATCAGCCGATAAACAACGCCTATCATTAGAGCAAGTACGCAATACCATCAAAGAAATTGATGCGGCGATTACCAAAACGAATACTCTAAAAGTTAATGTCGATGACAGTGAAGTTAATGCGGCCATTAAAAAAATAAATGACATTCCGACTGATAAAACCGTCACTATCCACACAGTTGAAGGTCATCAAACTGGCGGTGTAGTGGGTGGCGTATTGCGTCGTGCTACGGGCGGTGCGATTAACTTTGTTAAACGTGCGGGTGGAAAGATTGCTGGGTTTGGTGGTGGCGATACTATTCCTTTACTCGCTGAACGAGGCGAATATGTACTGAATAAATCAGTGACGCGTACTGTAGGTGTTGGTGCATTGAACGCCCTAAACCGTGGTAACGCCGATATTATCAGACGCGAAACGGGCGGGATTGCCTTGCCTGATTTTGCCGCTCGGCAATTGGCGGGTTTGGGAATGCCAAATACAGGAGCATTGCAATCTGGACAACAAAACAGAAGTACTGAAACGATTAGCTTAAATCTGAATATTGGTGGCTCATCAGAAACGGGGACTTTTCCAAAAACTGATGCGATGAAACAGATTGTGACTGCCTTACAGCAACAAAGACGGGCGGCACGATAATGGCGACGTTAGACAGCATTGATTTAACGACCAACACCCGCTGGATAAATGAACTAGAAGGGTCGGCGATTGAGCGTCAAGTTAAACACACTGAAGACGGTAGAAAGTTTATTTTTCAGCGCAAAAAATCCAGTTTTCGCGCGTTGGTTTTTGATTGCTCATGGCAGAGTTACGCAGTAATTAAGCAATTGGCGGCTATGCGTGATAGCGGTTTCCCAGCATTGCTAACGCATAACGATGGACGAACATTTAACGTGTTGCTTGAGTCGATTGAAGGTGAACCGATAAAGGGCGCAAACCAACACAAAGACACCGCTAAATTCAAAGTGGTTTTACATTTTATGGAGATTTAAATAATGTCGAGTCCTGTACTTTTATACCGTCCAGAAAACGTAACCAATACGTCTAGCAACGGTGGACGCATGACGAATAGTCAGGTAGTAACGACCATAGGTGGAGCGGGTAATTTTCCTGCGGTTTCCCGTGCTGAACAATTAAGCGGAATCACCAGATTTCGCAAAGTATTCGCTAAAGTGGCTGACGC